CCTGCAAGACGGTCGCGACGTGTTCAAGAGCGACATGCAGCCCGGAGACCTTCCGATGCTGGGTGACGACGGCTTGCCCAAGGAGCGTGCCAGCGAGAAGAACAAGGTCTGTTGGTACAAGATCACCGGCCGCGAAATCCTTGAAGAAACCGAGATTCCCTGCAAGTGGATTCCGGTTTTCCCGGTCTACGGCGATGAGCAGATCGTGGATGGCAAGATTCAGCGCAACGGCATGGTGCGATTCGCCCGTGACCCGCAGCGCATGTACAACTTCTGGATGACTTCAGCGACCGAAGAGGTAAGCCTGCGTCCCAAGGCTCCATACATTGGCGCAGTGGGTCAATTCGAGACGGCAAAAAAGGACTGGAAGCAAGCGAACGTCAAGAGCTTGCCGTTCCTCGAATACGACCCGATCACTGTCGATGGCACGATGGCCCCGGCCCCCCAGCGTCAGCAGATGGCCGACGTGCCAACGGGTGTTCTCGCCATGGCGATGCACGCTAGCGACAACATCAAGGCCACTACGGGCATTTTCGACGCCTCCCTTGGGGCGCAGGGCAACGAGACATCAGGTCGGGCGATCACGGCACGTCAGCGCGAAGGCGACACGGCGAACTTCCACTTTGCCGACAACCTCGCCCGAACCATCCGCCACGCTGGCCGGTGCATCGTCAACATGCTGCCGAAGGTGTACGACACGCCTCGAATCGTTCGCGTGCTGGGCGAAGACGACAAGATGGACATGCGCCAGGTCAATGCACCGTTGCCGCCTGAAAAGCAAGAGTACGACGAGCAACGTCAGGCCATCAAAACTGTCGAGAACGACCTCACGGTCGGCAAGTACGATGTGACCATTGGTGTCGGCCCGAGCTACAACACCAAGCGCGCCGAGTTTGTCGATGCTGCCATGCAGTTGGGCCAAAGCGCCCCGCAAATATGGCAAGCGGCTGGCGACCTGATCGTTCGCGGCATGGACTGGCCCAAGGCCGAAGAGATTGCCGACCGCATCAAGCGCACGATACCGCCTCAGATTCTTGGCCCGGATGGCGAGGAAGGCCAGCAACAGCAGTTGCCGCCGCAAGTCATCGCCGCGCTTCAGCAGGCCAGCACCGAGATTCAGCAGTTGCAGGAAGCCCTGCAAAAGTCTGAAAGCGGCATGGCTGTAAAAACGCTTGAGGGCCAGATCAAGGCGCACCTTGCCGATATCCAGCAGCAGACCGCTGTTCAAGTCGCGCAGATCAACGCAGAGAGCCGCCAAGACGTTGCCGAACTCACCGGCATGGTGCAGCTCCTGCTACAGAAAATGCAGCCACCTCCGCAGCTAGCGGGGGCAGTCGCAGAAGACCTATCCCAAGATGAACAGCAAGAGGATCCGCAAGGGGCCTCACCTGTTTCTGGGGCCTAAGTTTCCAACAACCACTTGCCGGGTAGCGGCATGACCATGAGCACTGAAGAAACCAACGTCCAGCCGGCGGAGACGCAAAACCAGCCCGATACCACGCAAACCGCCCCGGAAGTCGTGACCCCGGAAGTCGATACGCAGCAGACCGAAGCGCCGGCAGAGTCCAAAGAGGACGACGCCGATAAGGCGCGGAAAGCTATGCAGCGCCGCATCGACAAGCGAATCGCCGATGTCTACCGGGAGCGTGCTGAGAAAGAGCAGCTTCAGCGGGAATTGGCGGACCTGAGAGCCCGCGCAAGTGGGCAGCCTGAGCAACAAACACAGCAAGTCGACCCCTACGCGCTGGCGCGAGAAATCGCCCAGATGGAGAAGGTCAACGACAAGGCCAACGGCATCGCCAAGGACGGCGAAAAGCGGTTCCCTGACTTCAAGGACGCACTGGTGACGGTGGCCGAAGAAGCGGGGCAGCTTTTCGACTCCAAAGGCAAGCCAACGGCCATCGGTGACGCGATCCTGGACGCGGACGACCCCGCTGCACTGCTGCACTACCTGGGCAAAAACCCAGACCTGGCTGCTGAACTGCAAGGGCTTTCACCGGCACAGCTTGGCCGACGCATCGGGCGCATGGAAGCCCAAATGTCATCCTCGCCGCAGCCAAAACCGGTCAGCAAAGCGCCTGACCCCGCACGGCCCATTGCAGCTACGCAATCCGCCAAGAACCCGGCCAATATGTCCATGGCCGAGTACGAAGCGATGCGCAGGGCGCAAGGGGCTCGCTGGGCTCGATAGCTTTACTGACCTCCGCAACAGAACCGCTCTCGGGCGGTTTTTTCGTTTCTGAGGTCCATCATGGCAAACACCCTTGCTACCTGTTCAATCCTGGCGAAGGAATCCCTCGCCATCCTGAAGAACATGCTGACTTTCACGGCCGGCGTGAATCGTGACTGGGAAGATGAGTTTGCGGGCAACCAAGCCCGCGGTTACTCGCCCGGCGTCACCATCAACATCAAGAAGCCGCCGCGCTACACCTACCGCGCGGGCCGGGTTGCTGTCCCGCAGGCAACCACGGAAACGACTGTCCCGCTGACCCTCTCGCAGGGCGGTATTGACCTGTCGTTCCTGTCTGTCGAGCGCACCCTGAGCTTGCAGCAGATGGAGCAGAAGCTCCAAGCCGCTGTGGCGACGGTGGCAAACGAAATCGACCGCCAAGGCCTGCAATTAGCCTACCTGAACACCGCGAACGCGACTAACATCGCATCGGGTGCTGGTGGCGCGACTCCGGCGACTTCCATCGCATCGGTGCAGATTTTCACGGACGCGAATCGTCGTCTCGACGAGATGGCTGCGCCTCGTGACAGGCAACGCCAGATGATCGCCGGGCCGGCCCTGAATGCTGCGCTAGTGTCCGGTCTGTCGGGTCTGTTCAACAGCCAGCCGAAGGTCAGTGCGCAGTACGGCACCGGCCTAGTGGTCGACTCGCTGGGAATTAACTTCGGCATGGACCAGAACGTCGTCACGCACACCAACGGCGCAGCTACTGCGACCAATGCGGCGATGACGGGCCAGTCTGGTTCGGCTATCACCGTCACTGCGGTGGCCGGCGGCACCTTGGCGAAGGGCACCGTGATCGCGTTCCCCGGCGTGTTTGCCGTGAACCCGCAGAGCCGCCAATCGACCGGCGTGCTGATGCAGTTCGTGGTTACATCCGACGTGGCGCTGGGCGCGACCTCGATCCCGATCAGCCCGGCGATGGTGACCTCTGGCCCGTTCCAGAACTGCACCGCGTCGACGCAATCTGCGGCCTACACGATCTTCGGCGCGGCCTCGACGGCGTACCAACAGAACATCGTTTACCACAAGGATGCTTACACCCTTGCGTGCGTGCCCCTGTGGAAGCCGCCGAAGAATGGCGTGCTGGACAGTGCTACCGAGACCGATGGTGGCCTGAGCGTTCGCATCGTGCAGTTCTACGACGGCGTGAACGACAACGCGATTTTCCGCATGGACGTGCTGTTCGGCTGGGCTGCAACGTACCCGGAACTCGGCTGCCGCGTGTACCTCGCCTGATGGCTGGCCCTTTGGGGCCTTCCTCGAAACATATCAAGGAATTTGATCATGACTGTCACTCTCACCCGCCCGTATTCGGGCTTTGCTTCGGGCGCAGTGGTCACGCTGCCTTCGGACACGGAATCGGCGCTCATCGCGCAGGGCTTGGCTACTGCGTCGCTGACGACCTCGGAAGTGCCGAGCTACGGCGGCCCCAGCCAGTTCGTCAACCAAGGCGGCAACATTGCCTTGGTTAACTCGGCCGGCCAGAGCACGCCGACGTTCCCGCAAGGCCCGTCGATTTTGCCGAACATGCCGCTTGGCACTGCCGCTTTGACGGCAGCCGGCGCTTCGTCGGTCCACGTCGCCGGAACGCTGAACGTCAGCGAAATCTTCATCCCCTACTGGAACACCTGGAAGGGCCTCGCGGTCCTGAACGGCACCATTGTCGGCACCGACAATATGCTGGTGGCGCTGTACGGCTCTAGCGGCGCGCTGCTGGCGAACTCGGCCGTCGCCGGCACCCTGAGCGCTGGTGCAAGCGCGTTCCAGAACCGCGACTTCCTGACGCCGGTTACCTTGGCGCCGGGCCGTTACTGGTGCGCAGTACAGAGCAACGGCACCACGGCGACATCGAACAAGTTTGTCGCGGCCAACGGCGTCAACGTGCTGACCACCTCGTCTGTTGGCGTGTTCGGCACCATCCCGGCGTCGATCACCGTCCCCACGACGTTCACGACCGCTGTTGGTTGCGTCTGCCAGCTCTACACGGTCTGATTTTCTCCGTGCCTGTTGCAATGCATTGATGCGGGCGGGCCTTTGGGCTCGCCCCTCTTTTTGGGGCGTAGATGGCGACCGCACTGGACTACATCACGCGGGCAATGAAGCTCGCAAACATCCTTGGTGAGGGCCAATCTCCGTCCGCTGAACAAGGCCAGAACGGCTTGGACACGCTGAACGACATGCTTCAGGCGTGGAGTCTTGACTCGCTCACGGTCTACCAGACGACGAACGATCAAGTCTCACTGGTCCCCGCTCAGTCGGTGTACACGATAGGCATTGGTGGCAATTTCAACTTGGATCGCCCCGTGCAGATCAACTCTGCATATGTCGATTACCAAGGGATCAGCTACCCGGTAAACCAGATCAATCAGGACGAGTACAACCTGATCACGCTGAAGTCCATGACGCAGCCCTTGCCGCGCATGTTCCTGTATGTGAACACCGACCCGCTGGGCACGCTTACGTTGTGGCCAGTGCCCAATCAAGCTCTGACGTTCACCATTTCGGT